GGCCCTGGCCGGGTAGTTCCACATAGAGGAACTGTTCAGGGTTGCAACAGTAGAAGTCCCACCAGGCGCGGATCTGGCTAGTCGACGCCACCATTGCCCCGTTTCCGCAGTCCGACGAACGCTGAAGCGCCGGCGGTAGCCCCGACGATCAGAGAGACGGCGGCCCGCCATACGTCCTCACCCTGCCCGCCGGACAGCCAGTCGACGAGACGTATCCCGGTGCCGATGACAATGGCGAGAGCAACAAAGAGGACCGTGCCGAGGAGGACATCGATGAGAACCTGACGGTTCATGTCATCCTCAAGCGGAGGCGGGAAGCATCCTCGAGGAGACGGTTTCCGCGCTCCCGCAGGTTTCGCAGTAGACGATGACCACCCTGACCGTATCCCCGAACAGGGAGGTTTCCACGTATTCGACCAGTTCCAGGTCGGCTGATTTGCACCAGCGGCATCGGTCCATACCCCCAGTTTACGGGTTCAAAGTCGCGAAATTTGACGCTATTCCTTGGCGGGTAGGTCTTTCCGGTTCCAGACGAGGACCCCGTCCTTCTTGAAGCCGGACCGGCCGGGTTCCATACCCCGGCCCCGGGACTGCATCAGCTCATCAGGCGTGACGCCCAGATGTTCGGCGGTCTCCTCGAGGGTGAGGATCGCCTTTTGACGGGGTTTGGATGCTTTCTTTTCTGCCATTAGGTCTTCTCCTAGGTGAGTTGGGTGGCCCGGGCGTAGAGGCTGATGTCTTTGACATGGTCCAGATCCCCGCTCGATTCGGTGATACGAAGGCCGATAGCCCGGGCCCCGGTAGTGGTGATCCCGGTCCGGTAAGCGACCAATGCCATAGGGGTACCGGCCATATCCAACGCTGATGTTTGGATCGACTGGGTGATGGTGCCGTCGATAACGATCAGACAGGTAGCGACCGGCGATCCTGATATTGGGGTGACCACAAAAGAGGCGGTGGCGTAACAGGCCCATGACAGCCAGTGGGCGGGGATAGTCAGGTTGACGGTGGCGACCGTCGTCATCCCCGATATGGGGACGGCCGCATCCTGTTCGACTGCGTTGGCTACTTCGGGGAGGCCGACCGGCACCCAGGCGGTCCCGTTGTAATACCAGAGGGTGTTCGAATCCTGCAGGTAGGAGAGGTCGCCTTCTACCGGGGAAGGATGCCCGGACGTGCGGGCGGCTGCGGTGGCGTACCGTTGGACGGTCCGGTCCCGGATCGCATTCCCCCAGCTCGAGGTGATCGTGTTTCCCGAGACGACATTGGCGATTTCGGGCATTAGATGCTCCCTTCGTAGGTTTGGGCGTCGTCTAACTGGAAGGTGGCGATCCAGTCGTCGGCGGTGATCTGATGGCTGATCCCCATCACATGGACTTCCTTCTCCACACTCCAGCCCCAGGCTGATTGGATGAGGATGGACAGTCGATCCCCGAATTTCGTGTCGTAGAGGAGACGATGGCGGTCTTCGCCTTCCTCGTCTTCGACGGTGGCGATCGTGACCTCTTCGACTCTCATCCGGGAGTCTTTGAAGGCGGCCACATGACGGGCGGCGAGGAAGGCGACTTCAGTATCGGTGTTGTTTTCGAGGTCGGTCCGCTGGTAGGAGCGGATCCCATGCTCATCCTGGGAGGGGACGTCTTCGGCCTCCTGTACTTCACTTCCGACCCGGGCGAAAGCAACCTGGTTGACGATCCGGGCCGTCTCCCAGGAAGTTTGGACACTGAGGATGTGGGCAGCGTTCCTTTCGAACCCTTCCCAGACGCCGGTGTCCCATAGGGCGGTATCCCACACCGCGGCAGATCCGGGAACGGGCAGACTGGTGTAGCCGAGATAGCCTTGGATGTTGACCGACCGGGGATCGGTGATCAGCCAGTCTCGGGCCCGGAAGGTGGGCACCCCGTCGGGGGCGATGTAGAAGGCGCCGCCTTCCGCATCAGCAGCCCGCTGACACTCCTCCAAAACGGTCTGGGCGAGGAACGAGGTTTGCATGGTGTGGAGGCCGGTTTGGATGTCTCTCGTGGTCGGCGGGACAGCCATCCGGTCGAGGGCGGCGTCTACCCGTTCGTCGGTCGATTGGACCCCGGTGGCTGTCGCCATCATCAGCGGGTTGACCCGGGCCATCCGGGCCAGGAAGTCGTTGCAGATGATGTCGGTGGTGATGTGATGACCGGCATCGTCATATCGGTCTTCGGTCGAATCGATCTCCCCGGTAAACAGAGCCACCTTCGTACCTGTCGTGGCGTCGGGAATGGCGACGATGCGTAGGGTCCGACCCGGGCGAAAAGGGAGCGGCCACGGTTCCACCCCGGATTCGGGAGTGAAGATGCCGGTGGTGTCGTCGACGGTGACGACGGCGCTGCGAGCGTCGAAACGTTCCCCCCATCTTCTCGAACCGCCGTCAATGGAAACACTGAAAACGTAGGGGGTGAGGTCGGCCCAACCAGGATCGTCCAACCCCCAAAGGTCGGTGTCCCAAAGGGCGCCATCCCAATCCCCCAAGGTGGTGCCTTCGAGGCCAGTGTCGATTTCGACCCGGACGTCAACAGGCCCGCCCAACCAGTGGAGGACCTGACCGGGCGGGGGGACGAGGACGGTCATGTCAGTACCAGAGCTCGACCAGGCCGTTGCTACTACCGATGTTGACGGTCGTGTAAACGTCGACGATGACTATGCCGTCACCGCCGGTCCCGCCGGATTTGGGTGTTCCGTTAGACGCCAGGTTGGCGCCGCCGCCGCCGCCGCCGCCGAAAGGCGAACCGTTGAATCCGTCCCCATTGCCGATCCGAGGGAGGGCCCCATCGCTGAGAGCCGAATCGCCGCCTTCGCCGCCTTTGGTGCCTGTACCGGATCCGTAGAGACGCCAGCCTCCGCCTCCGCCTCTTCGTTCAATGTCTCCGGTTGCAGTCCCGCCGGCAGGCCCTGCGGCCATGAGGAACCCGGTAGAGGATGCAGTTCCGCCGCCGCCGCCGATACCGCCCATGCCGCGGACCTCACTAGAAATAGTGTCGAATACCGAATCGGTGCCGTTGCTGCCGCTATTGGCTCCCGCCGATCCGCCTGCACCGCCAGCTCCTACCGTGACCGCTTCAGTCGTGTCGAGGTCGGAGGCGAGTATGAACGCCTCTCCGTATCCCCCTCCTGAACCGCCCATCCCGGCTGCCGATTGGCCGGCGCTGGTTGTCCCAGCACCGCCCCCACCGCCACCTTGACATTTCACCCTTACCGCCGCCAATCCCGGGTAAGAGGCCTTGGTGAAAGCACCCGACGATGTCAGGTAGACGGTCTCTGAGAAACTGCGGACCGACCCGCCACCACCAGAAGGGTCGATCGGATAAGTGTCGGGCAGGTCTGTGGCCAGGGTCACCACCCCGCTGACCCGGATGGCGCGCAGGCCCGGATAGTCGGCTTTGAGGAAGTCGCCTGCCGATACGAATTCGACCAGACCACCCAGGGTGAGACCCAGGTAGACCGGGTCGCCGATCCGGTTGTTGTTCCAGATGGCTTGGAGTGCCATTACCGGCCCAACGTCCGTACTGGTATCGCCCCGTTGGCCCGTTCATACCGTTGTAAGGCTTGGACGACCGCCCTCGCAATGGCGTTCGGATCTGAGCCCATACCGGCGTTGATGGTGATGTTGTACATGGCCCCATTCTGCGGGACGATCCGGCCGTTCTGTCCGGGGACGAACATTTCGGGTCCGCGTTCCCCCACCGGATAGGCGATCCCGGCGTGTACCGGGCCGCCATGTTGTCGGCCTCCGCCCTTCTGGTTTCCACCGAAGGGTCGACCGCCGACTCCGACTCCGAATTCACGGTTTTTGCCGGCGACGGTGGCGGCGACATCTTCGACGGTCTGTTCGAAGCTGAGCCATGAGTCTCGGAGGTCGCCGAGGATCTCGTCGATGGGTCCGAGAGCATTGTCGAAGTCGCGGAGCCATTGGGCGAGCTGGGTGGATTGGAAGGTGCCCGGGTCGGAGAGGCGTTCCCAGGCTTCGGCGGTTTCGAGCGCCCAGGTGAGGATACTTTCGGCGACGGGGAGGAGATGGTCGCCGAGGGCGATCTTCAGGTTTTCGATACGGACCCTGGCCTCGTTGGTCTTTCCGGCCATCCCGTCCTGGGCTTCGGCGAGGCTGCCGATGGCAGGTGCGGCTTTTTCGGTGATGAGCTGTTGGAGGGCTAACAGTTCGAGCTGCTGGTCGTCGAGGGCCGCGTTGGCCGGGTCGGCTTCCAGTTTCAGTTTGCGTTCTTCGATGGCAGCGTCGCCGACTTTGATGCCGAACTGTTCCAGCGAGTCGTACTCCCCTCTCAGGGTTGCTCCGAGGGCGGCGACGGCTTCTTCGGAGAGGCCGAGGTCTCCCTTGTAGGCGGCGAGCTCCCCGCCGGTTTCGATGAGCCAGCCGATGAATTCGGCCTGGGCCTCATCGGTCAATCCAAGCGAGTCGGTGAGCAACCCGTATTGGGCGATGAGCCCGTCGATCTCCCCCGAGTTGAATCCCATCGTCCCGGCGACCTCCTCGAGGTCGGTACGGAGGACGTCGAGAGCAGGGCCGAGCACTTTCTCGGCGCTGTCGGCGGCGATCTGGGCTTTCTCGGCCATTTGGGCGGCGTCGATGGCGAACTGGCCGAGCTGCTGGGCGGCAGCGACAGTGAGGAACCCACCGACCGCCCCTTTCAGAGTGTCGAACTTGCCGACCGCCCCCTGAGCCTCATCGCCGATCCCTTTCAGCTTCCGCTTTTCGGAATCGTCGACGAGGAAGTCGACTTCGATGCTGCGGCGACGGTCAGGCATCAGCTATCCGCCTTCCGGGAAGGCTTCGGCCATTGCGTCCATGATGGCGTCGGCGTATTCGTCGAGGGCGAAACCGTCGGCGACTTGGACGAAGGCCCGGCCCGCCCCATACAACTGTTCGTATGACCAGCTGGCGCCGAGGTGGGGTTGCCAGAGCCGGCGGCGCATCCGGTCGGCGGGTATGAAACGGCCGAAGACGGGATGCCAATCCGAACCGAGAATCGACGCCATGAGTGGTTTGGAACGGTTCGCCTGGGAGAAGGCAACTTTCGCTGATCGTTGGGTGGCCCGCGGTGTGATCCCCCCTGTGGTCCGCCGTGAGCCTGGGGAGGGGAGACGGCCCACCGCGGGCTTCACCCGTTGTACCGCCTTGGCCGCCACTTTCTTGTGGGCGACCTGAAGGGTTTTGGAGAGCCGGGGATCTACCCGGCGGAGGTCACGGCGGAAATCGTCGAGCCCTTCGACGCGGATCTGGGAGGCCACATCAAGGAGTGGGCGCCGTGTAGACGATCTCGCCGGATGTTTGGGCTTCGATACTCCAATCCCATTCCCCGTCGGCGCTGGCTTCGATAGTGAAATCGGAGAGGACACATTCCCCGGTGTAGAGGCCACCGTCGGTGGGGCCGGCCGCATCGCCGATCTGGAGGCTGAAGGCGATGGGAGCGTCCGAGTTGAAGGCAGCGTCGAGATCTCCGACCTGTTCGGCGGAGACGTGTCCGTTGGCTGAGAAGGAGCCGAGCTTCTGTCCGCCGAGACTGTGAGCGTAGGGGCTGCCGAAGGTGGGTTTGGTCATGATGTTCCGGGTCTTCGACAGGGAGACCACCGACCCGATAGCCGAAATGTCGTCGGCGTTCAGGAGGACGGTTCCCAGATAGCCGGGGATGAAGGTGGGGCCGGACGTCATATGACTACTCCTCTGTTGGTGGGATGTACTTGAAACGGACCGTGTTGCGGGTGATGACCGTCTGCGTGTTCGGGAGGGTGGATGCGAGCGGGCCGCCCGCCTGCTCCCATACCGCGCCCGCGTCCTGGACGACTCGCATCACCCGTAACGACAGGTCTCTCATCTGGTCGATACCCGGTTGGGGCTCTTTGATCGAGACGGCGACGGTGACCTCCCATCTCTCTTCGACCGCACCGTGGGTGGAGGGGGCCAGGTAGGGGTCGCCGGGGACGACGATCACCTGTGGGGGTGACAGGTTGGCTGGGACCGACGGTACGTAGAGGATGTCCCCAGCGAATTCGGCGGCCAGGGCTTCGGCGAGGACGGTCGGATCTGTCATGCAACACCGAAGGCTCCGGTCAGCTCGAGCTCGATCCAGTCGGCGGCAGCGTCGATGGCACGTTGCACGTCGGGGAGCCGGTCGACGGGGAAATTGTCCGGGTTGGCTTGGAGGCCGGCCCGGATCACATCATCGGTGGTGACCAGGCTGGCCAGGTCGGTCACGTTGATGGCAATGTGGAATCCGAAGAGGAGCTCGCGGATCTGATAGTCGGGTCTGATGACTGCCTGGCCCAGTTCGGTGATCTCCCCGAAGAAGCCGAGGGGGCCTTCGGGGAAGACGAGGAACCGGGCCGCTTTCTGGATGACCGCTGTTTTGATGCGGGCGAGTTGTCCGGGTGTGGCCGCGGGTAGGTCGGTCACGTCGAAGGCGCTGGCGTAGGCGTGGGAGTAGCTCATGGGACGAGGACCAGGCCGGTGACGGTCACGGCCGCGTTGTTGGTGGGGACGATCCCGACCACTTCGGTGACGGTGATGGGTATTTCCCGGTAGATGCCAAGATCCGAGGATGTTCCGGTTATGTCGGCGAGGACTTTCCGGCCGGACGCATCCGATATTTCGATTTTGGCGTTGGGGACCGACGCGTCCAACACTCCGAAGTTGAAAGCGGTTCCTCCGGCGGAGGTTTCGGCGAGGACAAGGATCGTCGACGCGGCCGACCATCCGTTGTTGAGATGGACCTGGCCGGTGTTGACGGTCGCCTGGTTGGTCCAGTCGTAGGCGTAGGCCTCTCCGCGGAGATGGGCGGTGTTGTACAGGTCGGTGATGATGGCCCGCAGGTCGTCAGCGCCGATAGCTCCCGACGTGTTGTCGGGGAGGAGGGCCAGCATCTCATCGAGGGTCATACTGCTGCGCCTTCAACCTCCTCATCCCCATCATCGTTTTCGTCGTCGTCGGGCTCTTCCTCGGGGACGGGCTCGGGGACGATCTCCTCGTCGGGTTCGGGGTCTCGTTCGGTCAATGTGCCCTCCTTAGACGGCGTGCTTGAGGATGCCTGCCGGGTAGAGGGGCAGGAAGATGGTGGCGCCGAGGATGCCGATGTCCCGGCCCATGAGCGCCACGTTGGTGGCGGTGACTGTCATCGGCGGCTGTTCCGCTTTCCGCAGGGCCGTCGTGTTGAATTGGACGTCGACCGTCGAATAGGGGCTGTGGAAGACAGCCACTCCGCCCACGTTGAGGCTTTCGGCGGTGAAGTC